GTTCACCTCTACTTCCTGCAATATAAGTGACAGTTCTTCTTCATTCTTGTTTTCGAGGATGCTTTGGGCGGAGGCAGCATGCACCGCACACACAAACACCGCTCCAAGTAAATACTTGTGCTTCATCGTTTGCCGATTTTCTGTTTAATAAAAACGTAACGGCACATCGCTTCTGTATGCGAATACTAATGACCCGGAAGAATAAAAATAGTTTTGCCTATAATTATAGTATAGGGGTGACATCGCTTTTAATCCTGAAAGCTAAGTGCTCAAGTAATGGAAGTTGGTAGGTATTCTGGCTTTCCCCTGTCTGTATCGCCTTCCCATCGCATTGCGGCGTCAGTGGCTTTTGTGGTTACAGACTTTTTCTTAATGAGGATTACAGCTGCAGGTACAGCTCCGGTTTTACACCGGATTCCCTTGAGTCGGACGCATTGATATACTTTCCGATTGCCAATTCCGATTGCAAAGATAAAGATATTTTTAGAAATCAGAAGGTATTTGTGAAAATACTTTAGCAACTATTCTAATGTGATGAATTATCTGTCAATAATGGAACATACCGCTGCATCTCCGGTTACATTTACTGCGGTGCGCAGCATGTCCAATGGTCGGTCCACCCCCAATATCAATGCCAGACCTTCTACCGGAATACCTACGGAAGTGAGCACCATTGCCAAGATGACATAACTGCCTCCGGGGATACCCGGGGTACCGATAGAAGAAAGTACGGTCATAGCAACGATGATACAGAGTTGGGAGAAACTCAGATAGATCCCTAAAACTTGTGCGATGAAAAGAATGGCAATGGTTTGATAACAGGAAGTGCCTATGCACAAAAAGATTTATCCGATGTTATCGGTGCAAAAACAGAGAAAATCACAGAAGTAAACAGTTCAAGAAACTCTTTATGGATTAATGCCCATACATGGGCTAATGCTGTATCAACGCAATTTGAAAAGAGGATTGATACAGAAGATAAAGAAAGTGGGACAATGATTTTGACTATAGAGGCAAATATTCCTACGGAGGCTGGAATGAATGAATATTCGAAAATAAAGGCTACGATGAACCTAAAAATAGATTGTAGGGAAAACAAGTATCGTTCTGTGTTTTCTAATTTCACAGCAAGTATATCACCCGACAGAAATGTTAATGTGGACTATTTGACAGAGAAGCAATTAGATGGTATGGTTCAGGAATTGAATAGGGTTGCACAACTTTCAGAAAAACACTTTAATCAAAAAATGTTGTGGGGAATAGACGATATTTTATCGGTTAAAGATAACCGCATAAAACAAGTGAATGACTATGAACAGGAGATAACTATGCTGGATGCTGAATCAAAAAAAGGTAAGAAAGAAATAAACAAACGCCAAGTTTGGATAAAACTTATAAACGAAAGAGAGATTGCATATCTTGATTGCATTTTAACTGGATTTGGAAAAATCGTTTCAACATTGCAAGAGGATATAGATAAAAACATGAATGTTTCTGATGATTTTTAAACAATTCTTGCAAAGTTAAAAATAAAGCACTACATTTGTAGTGCTAAACAGTCCGATGAACTTTATCATCCCGTAGAGCACGGTTAATGCTCACGAAATACGATGGGCTTTTTTTATGTCCATTTATATGATAACATTGTACAATTTGTGCGATGATATTTAAAATATAGGCGGCTGCCTTTCCCACATTTTCTTTTTGCTCTTCGGAGTGGTAAGATCATGGACTGTTTAGCGACACGGGAAATGGTAGCCGTTCTTTTTTGCTACTATCGAAGATTTAAGATGTGTTCCTGCGGCATCTATCGCTAAACAGTCCATGAATGAAAACAAGAATGCTAAGTTTATCTGCGAATAACAGTAGCAGCCAAACAGGTGTAGCTCACTCTACGAGCCAATCAAACCAGCACACTATCACGCTGGAGGAGTTTCAACTGATTATGAAAAAAGCTGCCAGGCTTGGAAGTCTTAAAGTAGTTTCCTACATGAGAAAGGAGGGTATGTTATGAATATATCCAAGAAAATTGTATCACGCCTATAAATATATCCATATTTTATAGAATATACAGGGTATATATCCTATATTTACATCGTGAAATCAATTTGCTTTCGTGGCTGTTAGCAGAAAAAATATTTTAGAGGGTTCTTATCGGCGTATTCCAAACAGCCACAATATGGAATACAAAGATTTGAACCCCTCTTTTTTTATTATGGAAACATCAAAAAACAATCATTTTTTTATTAAAGAGTATCAGTACCAAAATACCACGCAACAGTTTAGAGTGTGGGATAATGGTTTGATAGAAATTCGTTTCAATGACGAATTTGCGAAAGCTAACAGGTATTTAAGCCGTGAGGATATGTTATCACAGGAACCCGATTTAAAGGAGTTGATGCTTCGCAATACGGGAGGTATTCCAGACTGGATAATGGTTGCCAAAAATGAAGAGTCTTTTATTATGGATAAATTTAAAATGAATTAATATGGAAAACAATGTTCAATTAATGAGAACCTCGATTAAATCGAATGCTACCAGCATGCAAATTTTCCAAAACGCTCAATTTGGAGAAATTAGAATTGTGTTGGATGAGAATAATGTTCCTTGGTTCTGTTTAAGTGATGTATGCAAGGTTTTAGGATTGATACCAAGCAAGTTAGCACAACGTTTAGACAAGGATGTACTTTCAAAGTACCCCCTTGAAACGGCTGGTGGTATTCAACAAACTAACTTTGTTAATGAAGATGGTTTGTATGATGCAATACTTGACAGTCGAAAAACCGAAGCTAAACAAATACGTAAATGGGTAACAGGCGAAATTTTGCCATCCATTCGTAAATATGGAATTTATGCCACACCCCAGACTATTGATAATATCCTGGCAGATCCAGATAATGCTATTAAGATCCTTACAGCTCTCAAAGAGGAACGCAAAAAGAATAAGTTACTGGAGGATCAAAACCACGTGTACCAGTCCGAACATAGGCGGTTAGTTAGAATACAGCATGAGCAGATAGAGCTTTTAGAGGTGCAAGCTCCGAAAGTGGAATACGCTAATAACATCCTGAATAGTACCGCAACCTATACTACTACTCAAATAGCCAAAGAACTTGGTGTTAGCGCACAATATTTGAACTTTACACTAAAATCCAATGGCGTAATAGAGAAGAAAGGAGGTATCTGGACTGCTACAGAGAACTATATAGGGAAAGGCTATCTCACAGTGAAAAGCTATCCCTATCGTGGTTCATCAAACCGTGAACGGACAAATTTTGGAACCGTATGGACTGAGGCGGGTAGGATGTTCATCCATTCCCTGATAGGAAAAGGAACGCTACCATTTAAGTAGCTATTCAAAGGGTGCTCATAGCCGGGCACCCTTTTATATTTCCTCCAGTTCAATAACCCAGCCTTTGCCAAAGCCGTATTTTTGGGTGGTTTCCTGGTACGCACTCAAAACCTTAAAATTGGATCCAGCCCGAAAAACTATTTCATCCTCACTTGCATAGTGGGAGATCGCTTTCACGTCCACACCTTTCTTACTTTTTATAACCAGCATAACATTGTCACCAAAGATAGAGGTTGTAGTTATATCGGTGGTGCTCGACATAAACGCTTTGTTTACAAATGGCTTACCAGTAGCCAGGCAGTCTTTCATTTCAGATACATACCTATTCAGTGTCATAGTGTCAAAGCTGATACCAGAGAACACTGTACCATTATACCGTGGCATTTTCTCCAGGGCAGCGTTATGAGCTGGATAGTATTTCTGACATAGCCCACCATAATCCTGAACCTTTCCAAAATATGGATCCACAATACCATAGCCATAATTATTACACCATTTGGATCCGTATGTGTAACGATTGATTAGCCCCAGATCATCCTCTGAGATCCCTGTTAGTTTTGAATATTCAGTGATCTTATACCCCTCGCTGCTTTGTAACTGCCAGCGTCCACCCACTGAGCTGCTGGCACTACTATTCATAGGAGCGTTTGCATATTCCTCCAGGGCTTTCTTTGCCAGATCCTCAGTTTCTCCATTCAGTTTTACCAGTTTCCCCTGCTTAGATACATACTTTAGGGAAAGCTCTTTTTTATACTCAGCCAGCTCCTTGTAACGTGCATTTACGTTATAATTCCACTGGCTACCATATTGAGCCATAGCCTTATCATAGAGATCCTGCAAGCGTGCTATTTCCAGTTTCTCCTCAGCAGTAGCGTATAGATCCAGAGTAGAGCCATCCCCACCAGCAGTTTTAGCCAGTTTCGCCAGGCGTGCCTTTTCAATATCATGTATCTTTGTTGTAGCCTGGGCAGTAAGTTCCTGGATCTCCTTAGTGGATCCATTCGCTATAGCATTGTTTAGCTGTTCCAGGATAGAGTTTAGCGGTTTGCTCTTACTCTTATACCCCAGAATAGGCTGGGCTGCTTCTACCACCTGCTGCAAGTCATATTTACCCTGAACAGAAATCAGCTCTTTCTCCAGCAGCTTTACCATTTCTGGAGAGGTTGGAAACTTATTCTTTTCAGCTACCCAGTTCTTTTCAAAAGTGAGCTTTTTAATCTGAAAAGCCAAATCACCAGTAGAGATCTTTTCTTTGAAAGAATCGAAAGCGTTATATAGCTGCTGTACGCTCTCCTCACCATATTTTGATACTAATTCCTTATGGTGCTTTTGTTCGGGCGTGAGAGGGTTTAGAATATCCTCTACAGCTGTTTTATTATCCTTTATGAAGTATGGGAGTGTACCTTTCGCTTTAGCTGCCTCCATACGCTCCTCATTATCCTTTACCCAGGTCTGAAATTCCTGGGGATACTCCTGTACTGCCTCAGAGCTTTCCATAGGATCCACCACATCCTCAGATAGTATCTTATCTATCATTTCGTCCATTTCTTTCTCTGTAGCCAAGACAGGCACCATATAACACCTACAGTTAGGGTGCCAGCCTTTCCACTGGAACGTCTTAGGATAGATCCCTTTCAGATCATCGCATATATCAGCAGTGGGGTGATTATTACTCAGTTTGATCTCAATACCTACAACAAAATCCAGCTGCTGCCAGCGTTCATAATCAGCGGTACGATAGGCTATATTTGTCTCAGTACGTGCCAGACGCTGGGCGTTTCGGTATGAGGATCTATACACTCCTCTGCCTGGATGATATTTTTTAGGGTTATCATCCACCCACTTGTAGCCCTCACTCTCTTTATCGTAAACCCTACGTTTCCAGATCCTACCATATACAGGGTTTCCATCTTCACCCTCACCAGTCTTTACCCTGAAACGTCTGTAGAACTTATCAGGTTCCTGGAGATACTTCTGGATCTTAGATGCAAGTTTGTTGGCAGGAGTGCCCTCACCTATA